AGCCGCCCAAAACTGAGGTATCGAGATACAGGGTGGGTGTCCGCATGTCGGCATTATTACCACAGCACCCAGCGCGAATGCGATCAGGTTTTCGGGCTACCCATTATCCACCAAATTATCGAACAACCCAGGCTGGAACGGTTGGAGGGCGGCGTGCTCCGAAGAAAAGAACTGCGCTTTGGTCGCCCCTGATGCCTTGCCCTTGCGGGTATGGCAGTCGAACGCGTAGTCGGGGATAGGGACGTATTCGGGCGCTTTGCGGAGATCGTCGGCCAGCGCATCCGCATCGACTCCCTTCAACTGATCATAGACGAGGTTTTGAAGGTGGTCGGGATCACGGCTCTTCTTGGCCGCACAGAGGATGATCACCGCTTTGGAAATGAAGATCCGTCCCTTGGCTTTCCGGGCCGGCAGGTTTTCGTTCACGATCAGGTAGGAATCGTGGAGCGCCTTGACCTCTGCCGTGATGAGCCCCCAGCAATCCTCCGCACTCACGGTGAGGAGGCGCTTCCACACGTAGTTTCCGAACCCGCTGGCCCAGAGTTCCAGCGCCCAGTATCCGGCAAGCTGTGTGTCGGCGCGGCGGATCGACTTCTGCATCGCCGAGGACACTTCGCTAAATTTGTAGTTCCTGATCGTGCGAAGTTCCATATCAGGTGGCCCAAGGCGGAAGAGTGATGTTCCCATGCCTTCCTCCTCTCGCGGAGAAATCGCTGAGTCTATCTCTGAATGTCACCATTTTGTTCATCCCAAAAGGATAACGCGGGGCAGGCGCGGGGGCGTAGCAGTTCCGGGGGTGCTTTGAAGGTGCAGCATGATCAGGCGTCCAGGTGGACCGACTGCCGCCGGTGAACGTCCACGACAACCCGGTCCTGGCTTTTGTATTTCTCGAACCGCATGTGGGCCTTCCACTTCGATTTCAGGTATCGCTTCTCGGCGGCGATGCGTTCCTCCGACCGGAACAGGGAATTGCCCCCGAGGTTTTTGTCGCGCTCCTGGGCGAAGCAGAACCGGGCTTCGTTCCAGACAAGGCGGTTGATCATCAACTCGGTCAGTGTGGCGTCGATGTCGCACTTGCACTTGAGGAGATCGTCCCACTTCACGTCTTTGCCGATCACCCCGACGGCCCCACCCATCCAGTGATGAACGCCGAACGGATCATTGCGCTGGAGCAGTCGGGGATCGCTCCGCTGGTGCCAGCCGAATAGCCGTGCCCCGGCTCCGAACGCACACCGGGCCGTGTTTTCGACCATGGCGGCGGTTTCATCGATCGAGAGCTTCCGGACCTTCAGGGCGACCATGCACATTGCGGCAGAAACGTCATCGTCCATCATGACGAGGCATTCCTCGGGGAAGTGGGCGACAATCCAATTGCGCACCGCGCTCACCCCGCTGATCGCGTCGGGGATGCCGACTTTCCCAAGAGGGATGTGGGCGTAGCTGGCGATTTCGGATTCCGGTACAACGAGAGTGGCCGCCGGGAACAGCCGGTGCGACGTGATCGACCGCTGGCGACTGCGGCTCATGATTACGACGCGGATCGCAATCGGACGGAGTTCGGGAAATTCCACTACGGGAATGGTTGCATGGCCGGGAGTCATCTGCCCGTCCGGCTCGGACCCAGGATTCGCGGGGCATGAGCCGCCCGTGACACCACTTTCAGTACCCTGCGATTCAGGTTTAGGAGACGCTGGCCGCTTTTTGCGCGAGTTCGATGAGTCTTTTTCCATGGAGGACACGGCCGATGCCGATTTTCTTGGTTTTGCGGGTGATTGAATAATCGACTTCCTTCACGCCGATGAGCTGGAGCGCGAGCATCCAGTCTCTCAAGTCGTGAAAGATAAAAACCAGGTAGTCGTGATGCTCGAATGCCTGGCATTCCATACGTGGGATCGTTTCGAGGTCTTCGGCGGGATCGGCCTCGGCGAACAACTTGGCAATTTCGTCCTCCATGAATCCGGTCAGTTCGATGTCGAACGTGGGATCGCTCTCCCGCAGTTTATCCACGACCCGCTTGAGATCGTCTTCATCGAGTTCGGCCAGTTCCGAAAGCCGGTTGTCGGCGAGTAGGTCGGCCAGTTCCGCCGCCTCCGACTCGTAATCCTGGATGTCCACCGGCACGGTTTCACAGCCGATCAGCAGGGCGGCCTCAAGCCGGCCGTGACCCCGAACGATCAGCCCGCTGCGTTTACTCACCGTGATCGGCGACCGCCACCCCTGTTCCTGGATGATCGCGGCAAGAAGCTGTATCTGGTGGGCGCTGTGGCGGTTCGGGTTGACCGGGTTCGGTTTGAGTTTCCGGGGATCAACGAGTTGGTTATGGGCGCAGTGGACGGTCACAGCCTCGCCAACGCTGTCAACCGCTTGACAGCCGTGTGCGTGTCTCGCGTAGGATCACCGCCATGACGCGGAAGGAATTCCAACGGACAATACAGCGCTGGCGGGCGAAAAATGGTTTCACCCAGCAGGGCGCGGCCGCTCACCTTGGGGTATCCGTCCGTACGCTTCAAAACTGGGAAATCGCCCGCAACATGCCGCAGAGCTATGGGCTCAAGGCCATATTGGTCGAAATCGGCGGGAAGAAAGACGCTCGCAGATGAACGACTACACAGCAAAGCAGGGGCAGTATTTGGCCTTCATTTTCTACTACGAAAAGCTGAATGAGAAGCCGCCTTCTGAGGCTGATTTCCGGCAGTTTTTCAAAGTCAGTGCACCGTCTGTTCACCAAATGATACTTACCTTGGAGCAGAAAAAGTTTATTGCGAGGACACCGGGTCAGGGACGATCAATCCGTTTACTTCTGACGAGAGATCAGCTGCCGGATCTGGCTTGATCGGAGTTGACTCCATCCCGCGTGGATGGAACCGATTCCGCCCGAGGTAGCGCGCAAACTTCTCACCCGTGATTTCTCCAACCTGATCCAACGGGTTCAAGGGGGAGGAAAGCTCACGCGCTCTGAGCGCAACATGCTCCAGGCGATGGCCGCTGGGTCCGTGGCAAGCGGGATCACGCTTGCGGCGAATTACAACGAGCTGGCCGAGGCACTCGGGGTGACACGGCAGGCCATTCATGCCTGGCGAAAGCTCGAAGGCGCACCGGAGCCGAATGCGAACGGCACGCACGAAGTGGCTGTCTGGCGGGAGTTCGTCAAACAGCGCGGGCTCAAAAACGAAGAGGACGTTTCGGATGTGGAGTCCTCCCTCAAAGCCCGGAAGCTGCTGGCCGAGGTGATGGAGCGCGAGTTCCGGCTCCAGGTGAAGCAGGGCGAATACGTGCTCCTGGATGACGTGAAGACCCGGTGGGCCTACCACGTAGGGCAGGCTGTGGCACTCCTGCGGAAGCGGCTCGAGCAGGAAATCCCGCCGATCCTTTCCGGCCTCGATGCAATTGCGATCCGCAAAGAGCTTTCCATCGCCGTGGATGAATTCGCGGCAATCCTCCATGACGGCGAACAAGCTGGATAATATCTGGCGGGATGTCTGGCGGCCGCCGGACCGCCGTCCCCCGTGGGCGTGGGCGGAGGAACACATTGCCTCGATCCCGTATTCGCCGGTCCCGGGCCGGTTTCGCTCGGACCACTCGCCGTGGCTGCGCGAGCCGCTGGAGGCATTGGTGGATCCAAGCGTCCGCATCGTTTCGATCATCGCCGCCATCCAGTGCGGCAAGACGAGCGTGGGCGAGATCGGAATATCCTACATCATCGCCAACCTTCCCGGCCCCGCGCTCTGGCTCGACCAGACCGACGAGGACGCCCGCGACCAAAGCGAATCCCGGCTCCAAAAGCTCTTCGACGAATGCGCCCCTGTGCGTGCGCTCTACCCCCGCGATCGGCACAAAAAGAAAATGGCCGCAATCCACTTCGCCAACGGGATGACGCTTTGGATTCTGGGGGCTCACAATAAGACGAATCTTCAGCGGCGTTCGATTCGTTGGCTCGTCGGAGACGAATGCTGGACTTGGCCGCCCGGTCACATGGCGGAGGCAGAGGCGCGCGTCACCGCGTTCGGCTGGTTGGGCAAATGCCTGTTCATGAGCCAGGCCGGGGAGGAAGGCGACGACACGTCCCGGAAGTTCGAGACGACCGACCAACGGGAATGGACATTCGCCTGCCCGAAGTGCGGCACACGCCAACCGTTCAAGTGGGAGAATGTCGAATGGAGCAAATCCGCCCGCCGGGACGACTACGAATGGGATTACGGTGAAGTGCGCCAGAGCGCCTCTTTGCGCTGCGACGGCTGCAACCACTACTTCGAGGATACCGACCGGGTCCGGCGGGAACTCAATGCCAGCGGCAAATTCGTTCCGCAAAACCCGCACGCCTCGCCCGAGAACGCTGGGTTCCACTGGAATTCCCTCTGCGCGATGAGCTGGGGACGGCTCGCCGAACTTTACCTCCGGGCAAAAGCGGTTTCCCGGCAGGGTGATTTTTCGCTCCTCCAGCAATTTTACCAGAAGCGGCTCGCGATCCCGTGGCGAGAGACGAGCGAGGACTACAAACTCGAAATCGAGCGCACCGGCTACCGGAAGGGCGAGCTTTGGGATGAGGAGGCGGCCTTCGACAAAGCCGGCCGCATCGTCCCCGGCCCGTATGATCCGGCCGCGATTTCCGCTCCGCTTCGCGTACTTACCGTGGACGTTCAGATGGATCACCTTTTTGCCGTGGTCCGGGCCTGGAGCGCGAACGGTTCCTCCCGACTCCTCTGGAACGAACGAATCCTGACGTTCGAGGACATCCGCACGTTGCAGGAACGGTTTACGGTCCACCCGAACCTCGTGTTCCTCGATGCCGGCCATGCCGCCTACGAGGTCTATCGCCAATGCGCAGAGTACGGTTGGACGGCCCTCATCGGCGACCGCCGCCCGACATTCGTCCACCGGGGGCGCGATGGAAAATCCGTCCACCGGTTTTACTCGCCCCGCCGGAAGGTCGTCCTCGGGCACAACAAAAGCTGCTCGGTCTTTTACTGGTCGAACCTCAATTGCAAAGACATCCTCGCCCGCCTCCGGCGCAACCAACGCCCCGAGAAGGGAGCGACCTGGGAAGTGCCCGATGACATCGACGACGACTACCTCGCCCAGATGGAAAGCGAGCACCGGATCAAGGATGGCGGGAAGTGGATCTGGAAACAGATCGGATCCCGCCCGAATCACCTTTGGGACTGTGAGGCCATGCAGGTCGTGGCCGTCGTCATGCTTAAGCTGGTCGGACGGGAGTTCTCGTCAGCCGGCGAACAGGCAGAGGAGGCGGGGTCTCAGCCAGAGTGACAGGTTGACGCCGCATCGGGTGCATGGACCCGATCAAGCGACTCCTGGAAATCGCCACCCACGAGGTAGGCGTGCATGAAGATGGCGGCAACAACCGCGGCCCCCGCATTGTCGAATACCAATCCGCCACATGGCTCAAACCGGCCCCATGGCCGTGGTGCGCGGCTTTCATCTGCTGGATCATCCGCGAGTGGCTCCGCGAGCCAGCGGTTTTGGAGAAATTGTTGTTACGAAACAACAAAGAGGCCGAAAACTGGCGACCAAAGACGGCGGGGGCGTTCGACTTCGAGCGCTGGGCCAAAGAACGGGGGCTCCAGGTTCTGAACAGGAAATCCCTCGCCAAAGCCGGGGATCTTGTCGTTTTCGACTTCTCCCACATCGGCATCGTCGTGAAGGATCAGATTTCGCCGGAGTCGATCGAATGCATCGAGGGGAACACGAACGGCAGCGGCCAGCGTGACAGCAACGCGGGCGACGGCGTGTGGCGCAAGCGGCGGTCGGCCTCCCTGGTTCGTTCATTCATCCGGATCATCCGTTGACACCTTCCGTCCGGCATGGCTGCCATTGACTACTCGATTGGGTTCACTCGCAAGGAGGTGGAGAAAATCTTCGCGATCCACAAGGCGGAGTTGGAAAAGACTCTCGCCTCGTGGACGGATTCCGGGTCGGCGGTAACAAAGCGCCGGTTGGACGAAATTCATGTCGTGATCGCTGCCTGCCAGGACGCCCTTCGAAAACTTGCCCCAGACGACTACGGGCGCGGGCGGCGTGTCGTCCAATCCACCGTTGACTATATTCCTCGATGAACCTGATCCCAAAACTCGCCCGGTTCGTTGTCCCGGCCGCATTCCTGCCGAAAGCCTGGGCGTCGCCCTACGATGCGGCAAATTGGTCCCCGAATCGTGGCCGTGTGCCCGGCTCCGCTCCACGCGATGCCAAGCTCGATCTCTCTCCCGGTGTCAGGACGGAACTCGTTCGCCGCTCCCGTTACCTCCACCGCAATTCCGGGTTCGTGCGGGAGATGGTTTCCAACATGGCGATCTATTCCACAGGCGACGGCATCCGTCCCCAGGCGCAATCGTCAGATCCGGAATGGAACCGCCGGGCAGAGGAAATCTTCCGCCGGTGGTCTGCCCAGTGCGAGGTGACGAATCGGTTTTCATTCGAGGAATGCCAGTCGCTCGTCTGCCGGGGCATGGATGTGGACGGCGAGTTCTTCGTCATGAAAACTCGCGACCGCAGCGGATTCGCAAAGATCCAGCTCATTGAAACCCACCGGATCGGCGATGATTCAGAGGAAACATGCGATGGGGTCGGGCTCGCATCCGACGGTTCGCCGTCGTTCTACCGACTCATTGAAGATTCCGGCCCCCGCGACATCTCGGCGGCTTCGATGCTCCATGTCTTCGAGCCCGAATCAGTGAGTGCGGTGCGCAATGCGCCGACAATCCAGCACTCGATCAACCACATGATCGACGAGATGGAGCTCCTCGCGCTCGAAAAACATGCTGTGAAGGACAACGCCGACGTGGCGCGGATCCTTAAGACGGCACGAGGAGAAGTCGAGGATACCGGAGACTTTTCCATCGGTTCAGAGCCCAATCAACCGCAGGCAAGCGACGCCGCTCAGCTCCAGAAAATCATCGGCGGGAAACTCGTCGCGCTAAAACCCGACGAATCTTTGGACAGCTTCCAGTCGAACCGGCCCTCGCCCACGTTTACTGGGTTTTTAAATCACTTAAGACGTGATAGCGCCCTCGGCGTGCTCCCATACGAATTCGCCGCCGACTCCAGCAGCATCGGTGGGGCCGGAGTGCGGTTGGTTGTGGCGAAAGCGGACAGGCGGTTCTCGTATCGTCAGTTGATCCTGATAAACCGCCTGATCGAGCCGGTCTGGGCTTATGTGATCGGTGATGCCATTGCCAGGGGCGAACTCGCGGCACAACCGCAGTGGTGGAGGATTTCCTGCACGACTCCCAAGAAGGTTTCGGTAGATGCTGGGCGCGAATCCCAGCAAAACCGGGCGGATGTCGAGATGGGGCTCAAAACGATTTCTCAAAGCTACGGCGAACTGGGCCTCGATTTTGAAGAGGAGATGCGAGTGCGTGCCCGCAACGCGAGATTCCTCGTGGATCTGGCGGCCGAATTTCAAATTCCGCTGGAGATGCTATGGAAAACAAGCGGAGGCATTGCTACCACAACCGCTGTTGGAGAAATCCAAGATCCGCCACAGATTTCGGGGATGCGGCAACCAGGGTAATCAGAATCCCGGCTTGCCACGTTCAGCCAATGGCACGGCAAGAGTCTTCTCGATATGCTCACGCAGGGCACGAACCTTGGGCGTAAATTCCAACTCTTCGTCCTCCGACAGATCCCACTCGTCAATGTAGTTTTGCGGAGCCCTCTCGATCTTCCTCACATGGGCAAGAATCCCCTTGAGGTAATCATCCTCATTTCGGTATCGCGAGCATACCGCCCCGAGTTCGGCCCTCAGGCAATCGTTCGCCTCGCCGGCAAGGCCAATGCTCTCGTACGCCATCTCAGTCAGATCGTCGGTATCCATTGATGTTTGTAAAATATGACCGGCTGATCCCCTCTGCGCAATCCGGCTGATTGACACGGGGTTCCACGGCGTGAACCTCACACTCCTTCAAAAACAGCCATGGCTCATCGCGCCCGAAGCTCTCGGGGCAATGGTCGCCGCCACAAAATCGTTCTTCGACAACGCGCCGGATCTTCCTGAGCGCCCGAACTCGCCATGCCTTTCTGTGGAAGACGGCGTGGGAGTTGTTGCCATCACCGGCCCGATGCTCCGCAACCCGGACATCTTCGACCGGATCATCCTAGGGGCGTGCGACACCGGAGAACTCATCAATGCCGTGGCAGAGGCGGCTACCCGTCCCGATATCGAGGCGATCTTCCTCGATATCGATTCCCCTGGCGGATCGGTCAACGGCACGCCGGAACTCGCCCAGGCAGTCGCCGACGCGTCAAAGACAAAATACGTCTATGCGTTCAGTGCCGGCCAGATGTGCTCTGCCGCCTACTGGGTTGCGAGCCAGGCAGATGCGATCTACGCCACCCCGAGTGCACGGATCGGCTCCATCGGCGTGATCCTCCCGGTCGTGGATTCCTCGGCCGCCTTTGAGCAGGCGGGACTGAAGGTGGAAGTCTTTGCGGCAGGGAAATTCAAAAGCGCCGGAACTCCAGGCACGAGCCTCACCGACGACCAACGGGCATGGCTTCAATCTGAAGTCGAGGAAACTGCGGCTGACTTTCACGCCGCCGTGCTCGCCCGAGGTCGCAAGATCCCGGACGAGGCGATGGAGGGCCAGACGTTTTCCGCCCGGAAGGCGATGCGCTTCAACCTCGCCGGAATGGTGGCAAGTCGGGCCGAAGCGCTTTCCCGTCTGTGCAAACTGCATGTTCGTTCGGTTGACACGGGTTCCGGTGCAATGAGCGCACCAACAATCGAAACCGAACTCGCCCAGGCCCGTGAGCAGATCACCCGTCTGGAAGCCGACGCTGCGGCCCGGGATTCACTCCTGACCGAAGCCAACACCAAATTCACTGAGGCCACCGCCAGCGCAACCGGCCTGCAAGCCCGCCTGGAGGTTCTCGAATCCGAGCGCCAGATCGAGGCGGAATCTCTCGCCCAGCTCCGCGTCGATCTCGATGCCGCACGCGCAACCAACGCCTCGCTCACCAGCGACAAGGACGCGCTTGCCGCTCAGCTCAAGGAAATCGAGGCGAGCAATGCTGCCCTCAATCTCAGCCTCAAAGAAATCCAGACCCGCAACGCCGCCCTGGAAGCCGCCGAGCAGGATCTCGAAAAGCGGGCCTCGCTTCGGGCCGCCCAGATCGTCGCCGAAACCGGCACTTTGGCTCCCGCAAATGTGACCCCGAAAGGAGAGCCGCAGGCGGCCAATCTCCTGGAGCGGTTCCGTTCCATTACCGATCCCACCGAGCAAACCGCCTTCTGGCAGAGCCTCGATGCCGACCAGAAGAACCAAATCCTGTCCTCAACCAAGTAACATCCCATGCCCAACATCCTCACCAACGCAAAAGACGTCAAAGTCGCGCAGTCGGCCCTCAAGCCGTTCATGGCGACGCTCCTGCCCATGCGGGCATTCTCCAGCAACTTCTCGCCCGAGCCCGCTGACAAGCTCGACACGATCCGCGTCCCGATCGTGGGTGCCCCCAGCCCGGCCAGCGATTTCGGCGGAAGCTACACGGCGAATGCGGATTCCTCGATCGACGTGGCCCCGGTGCAGCTGAACCGGCACAAATACAAGACCGTCCACGTCACCGCCCGCGAGGCGGCCGAGACGGCCCTCAATGTGCTGGAAACCCTTGTTGGCAGCGCGGTGAAGCAGCTCGCCCAGGATGTTCTTCAGGACATCTTCACGGAGATCACCGCCGCCAATTACGGCGCACCCGGAATCGCGGCCCTGGCCTCGACCGCCTTCGACTACAAGAAGGTGCTCGGCGTGCGGGAATCCTGCGGGGCCGCGAGAATGCCGAGCACGGACCGTGCGCTCGTCCTGGATGCCGCCTACTTCAGCAACCTCCTTGGCGACGACATCGTGGCCAAGAGCTTCATGACGCCGGTTGCGCTTCCGGGCGTGGTCGATGGCCACATCCGCCGCCTGGCCGGGTTCGACGTGTATGAAACCACGATCCTGTCCAACACCGACGAGAAGCTGGTCGGGTTCGCCGGTCACCCGAGCTGCCTCGCGGTCGCCATGCGCTACCTCCAGCCGGTCGCCCAATACGACGAGGCGGGCGCGGTTACCGATCCCGAAACCGGGCTCACCTTCGGCTACCTGCGCTACACCGAGACCAGCTCCAACCGGATCTTCGTCACCGTCGAGTGCCTGTATGGCTTCAAGGTGGCAATCGCGAGCGGGCTCAAACGCATCGTCAAACCCTGATCTGTGGTTCGGTTGCAAGCCCCCGCATCAGCAATGGTGCGGGGGTTTTGCATGGTATCGGGTTCAATCATTTCATGAACGGCTCCCACTCGCGAAAGAGGACCCCGAACTTCCGCCTGATGTCGTCCCCTGGCATATACCTTCGCGGGGCCTGCGGCTTGTGCAGCAGCGAGAGCCCAGCCTCGGAGGGGGTGCGGTCCCCTTTGCGGTTGTTCACTTCCTTGTCGGCAATAACGAGATTGTCCCATGACGAGGATCCACCCCGGCTCTTCGGGATAACGTGGTCGAGCGACCAGTTCTTCCGGCGGACTGGCCTGCCGCTGTAGGCGCAGCGGAAGTCCTGCCGGCGGGCGATGGTTTCGTGCGTCAGCGGCTCGGTTTTGATCCTCAGGAATCTGTAATTCACTGCGATGATCACGCGGGGGATGCGGATCGGACCTTTGGCCGTCATGGCAGCATCCTCGCCGGGTTCGGTATCAAGCACGATCCACTTCTCCCAGAGAAGCGGGACCATGGATCCACCCGAGGTGTCGATGCCCGCAGCGGCACCGGAGGCCATCATGCAAAACGCCTTTTGAGGCGTGTAAACATCAATGGCCTGCCAGTTCGCGTTCAGGGCGAGCACGTTTGGAGATGTGAGTTTGTCTTTCATGGTAAATTTCCTCGTGTGTTCTTCATGCGTTCATCGCGCTCAATATTGGCACCCACGGCCGGGCTTGCACCGGCTAGGACTCGCTTGAAAGGCGAGGCGCTCGTCTCTTTGCATTCGTGGGCCTGAAACGATCGCTCCGGCAGGAATCGCACCTGCGACATCCGGCTTATGAAACCGGCGTTCTTCTCTCTGAACTACGGAGCGAAAAATGGTCCTCCCGCCAGGACTCGCACCCGGACCGCGCCCAAATCTAGGGCTAACCGATCATAAGTCGGCCGTGCTACTTTACACAACGGGAGGAGGGGAGCCACGCCCGGGGGTTGCACCCGGATCTCCCGCTTACAAGGCGGGTGCATCTCGTGTTTATGCTTGCGCGGCATGAAATGGCACCAGCGGATGGATTCGCACCATCACCGTTCCGCTTAACAGGCGGGTGGACTACTGTTATCCCACGCTGGTATCAAAAATTGGTGCCCACACGGGGATTTGCACCCCGGTCTGCCGATTATCGGTCGGCTGCTCTGCTATTGAGCTATGCGGGCAAGTGGCGGAAGACGGAGGGCATGCTCCCCAGGCCGTTTCTGGCCCGATCCGCTTTCAAGGCGGTCCCGGCGCGCTTGTCCGGTTCATCTTCCAAAGCTGGCTGCCGCAGATGGATTCGCACCATCATAGCCGGATCCAAAATCCGGAGTCCTGCTTGTTGGACGACACGGCAATAAAAAGTGTCCCCGGCAGGAATTGCACCTGCGGCCTCAAGGTTCGCAACCTTGCATTCTGTCTGCTGAACTACGGGGACGAAAAAGTGGGGCCACCGCCAGGACTTGCACCCGGCTTCCGCCCATACCAGGGGCGCGCATCGCTTTCTATGCTTCGGCGGCAAATTGCGGCATGCCGGTGACGCTCCGGCCCATCCACGTTGGCAACGTGGTGTCCTGCTGATAGACGAATGCCGCGATAAGTGGTCCGGCGGGAAGGTTCTGCCCCCTCGCGAGCTGGGTGTAGGCCAGCCATGCTACTGTTACATCACCGCCGGTTTTTGAAATTGGCCGCTGGAGTTGGAATTGCGCCAACCTCTCGGGCTCTTCAGACCCGCGCACATCTCTCTATGCCATCCAGCGAAAATTGGTGCGTGCGGGAGGAGTTGCACCTCCACTGTTTACCCAAAGGGCCTGGTTTTACAGACCAGGGCGACACATCTGGCAGTCGCCTCGCACGCATGAAAAGTGGTCGGGCTGGCGGGACTTGCACCCGCGATCCCCTGCTCCCAAGGCAGGTGCGTTGGCTACTACGCTACAGCCCGAAATTCGTGCCAGGCCACCGGCTGCATCCGATCCCCCTCGGGCCACGATTGCAGTCTGGCCCGGGAAGTTGCCGGCACGAAAATGTAAGAAAGTGAAATGCTGGGGAGCGGAAGACGGAGGGCATGCTCCCCAGACGCTCCGAGTGGAGGTCCGAACCGGTTTCCAGCCGGCCCCGGCGCGCTAGTCCGGTTCATCTTCCAAATGGTCCCCGCGGCACGATTTGCACGCGCACTGGTCCGGTTCTGAGCCGGATGCCTCTACTGTTGGGCTACGCGGGGTAATACTTGCTCTCCGCAGAAGGAGTTGCACCTTCACGCTCCCCTTAGGACGGGGAGATGCTCGTCTGTTACATCATGCGGAGAAAAATTGGAGCCACGCCAGGGACTTGCGCCCTGCTCTGCCGATTACGAATCGGCTGCATCGCTGTCTATGCTTGCACGGCGAAAGGTGATCCCCACGGCGGGATTCGCACCCGCACTTGTCCGATTTTAAGTCGGATGCCTCTTCTGTTGGGCTACATGGGGAAAGACGCGGAAGGTGGAGGACATGCTCCCCAGGCCGGTTTCCCGGCCCGATCTCATTAGCAATGAGTCCCGGCCCGCTCGTCCGGTTCGCCTTCCAGATTTGGTCTCCACGCAAGGATTTGCACCCTGACGACGAGGTTCGAAGCCTCGCATGCTGTCTGTTACATCACGCGGAGAGAAATGGAGCGCCGCCCCGGACTCGCACCGGGTAAGGACTGGTTTGCAAGCAGTCGCCTCGACGGCTTCGGCATGCGGCGCATAAAAATCGGAACCCCCGGCCGGAATTGCACCGGCATCGATCCCGTTTAGAAGACGGGTGCCTGATCTGTTCGAGCCACGGGGGCGGAAACTGGTGCGCCAACCGGGAGTTGCACCCGGACGACCGCTTTGGAAGAGCGGCATGCTGGACTGTTGAACATCACTGGCGCGCTTTTGAAATGGTCGGGCACCCCGGTAACGCTCCGGGTATATCCTGCTCCCAAGGCAGGCGGATTACTTTCTTCCTCGTGCCCGAGGAAACTTGCGCTCGCGGCCGGACTCGCACCGACTTGCTCGTCTGTGAGAGAGACGCGACTCGACTGCTTCGTCTTCGCGGGCTTGATAAATGGCGGACGCGACGGGTGCTGCCCCCGCTCGCTCCTGCTCGACAGGCAGGCAAACATGCTGTTGTTACTCGCGTCCGAAACTGGCGGAAGACGGAGGGCATGCTCCCCAGGCCGTTGCCGGCCCGATCTGTTTTCGAAACAGTCCCGGCGCGCTTGTCCGGTTCATCTTCCAAAATGGCTGCCCCAGATGGATTCGCACCATCATCGGCGGATTCAGAGTCCGCTGTCCTACTGTTGGACGACAGGGCAGTGGTGAACCCGGAGGTAGTTGCAACCTCACCAATGTCCGATTAAAAGTCGGGTGCCGGTCTGCTGTGGCATCGGGTTCGTAAGAGTGGTCCCTGCGGCAGGATTTGCACCCGCACTGTCCACGTTCTCGACGTGGTGCCTCTACTTGATTGGGCTACACAGGGGAAAATGGTTCCGGAGCGTGGAATCGAACCACGCAAGGCATGCTTATGAGACACGCCGGGACACCTGTCCTCTCCGGGGTTATGAAATGGTGGACCGCCACGGCTATGCTCCGTGCACTGCCGGGTGCAAACCGGCTGATTTACTGACTAATCTAGCGGCCCGTTGAATGAGATGGGGAGACCGACGGGGTTCGCACCCGCTCCGGCAGGTTCACAGCCTGCAATGCTAACTGATACACTACGGCCTCCATCTTGGGTAAAATGGCACGGAGTCCCGGTGCTGCCCCGGGCAAGCTGGGTTTTGGAGACCCGGCTGCACAAGCTGGTGCCCTCCGCATTGTTGAAATTGGTCGCGGGACGTGGGATCGAACCACGGGAGCCAGGCTTATGAGACCCGGCAGGATGCCAATCCTTCCCGCAATGAAAAATGGGCGTGCCGCAGGAACAAGTTGACCTGCGGCACGAATTGAGCGCGTTTGGAACGGGCTAATAGGCCCGCACCGTGCCGGGAGGATGCCGTCCTAAGACAGTATCCTCCCGGCGAACGCATAAAGAACACACACCATCGCAACCCAATAAGGGACTGCACCCGCTGGATTTCACGGCGGACGTTTGGGGCGCTTCCGGCGCGCCTTGGAGCCTCTCGGAGAGCGAGAGGCGGGCTTGACAGGGTGTCAGGTTGCGGTAAGTTCACCGCGGCACTAGGACCCTGCAAGGTCCGCCTCGGGCCGGAATCAGCTCTAACTGGTTCCGGTCCTTTTTCGTTCTATGTCTTGTTTAGGAAAAATTTGGTTCGGTAATAGGAAATAAAAAAACCCGGACTCGTTTGAGGCCGGGTTCGTCGAATGTTTATGTGAAAACTTCTACGAGGTCCTGGCCTCCGTCGTAAGTGTGGCTTCGATCATACCGAGTGAAAACCACGCGGATGCGAGAGCACGACTCCGACGGCAGTCGGTATTCGTTATCGGTTGATGATATGCTCTCGTTTTCATTGAAGATACGAGAAACATTAGACATAGAAAATATAGAGTCAAGCGAAAATGTTAGGATAATTAGCAGGCTATTCTCAGCGCATGTTTAGTCCTCGGGACGCTCCCCGCTCGGGCACATTTTGACCAGTCTGGGGTCGAAGCGGGCCAGCACCTTGACCAGATCAGTTTGGGCCGACATCACGGTTTCGATGTCCTTGTAGGCAAACGGAACTTCGTCGAGTCCGGCAGAGATCAACGTGACGCCGCGCTCTCGCAGAAATGCGTTTGCATCGTGCCAGGAAAGCGTTTCGTTTGCACGGGTGCGACTCATCGCACGACCCGCGCCGTGCGAAGCCGAGTTGAGCGAGTCCGCGTTGCCTTTTCCGCTGACGAGGAAGCCGGGAGTTGCCATCGAGCCTGGAATGATTCCGAGCACGCCATCCCCCGCCGGGGTTGCCCCTTTGCGGTGGACGATGACTTCTTTTCCGAAATGGACTTCCTTCCACGCGAAGTTGTGATGGTTTTCAACATCCAAGAGGACCTCGACTCCGAGGTTTTCGGTGATGTGTTTGTGGATGAGGGCATGGTTGGCCGCCGCATACCGGCCCATCAGGTTCATGGACGCCCAGTATTCCTGACCGTCCGCGCTGTCGAGGGAGAGCCACGCGAGGCGCGACAATTCCTTCGGCAGTTCTCTATGCTGGGCCGTGGCGATCTTGCTGTAGTGGTCGCAAACAGCCGCCCCGGTTCCACGGCTTCCGCTGTGAGAGAGGAGCGCCACGTATTCGCCGGGTTCAAGTCCACACGTTTTGTCGGTCACCGTCAGGAGACCGAATTCCACGAAGTGGTTTCCGCTCCCGCTCGTTCCGAGTTGCGCCCATGCGCGTTCCTTGTTTTTTGCCGTCATGGGACTCACCGACCAGTCCTCGTCGAGGACAGCGTGTGCCCTGCGGTCCTTAAAAGTGGAGCCGACACCAAACTTGGCCTCCTTTTCGATGGCTTCAGCCAGCCGGTCTTTTCGGTCACTGAGCCAGCCCGTCGGCAGGTCGAGGACGCTCATCTTCATGCGACACGCGATATCCACGCCCACGGCATACGGGATGACGGCGTTTTCCGTGGCCAGCACGCCCCCGATCGGCAGCCCGTATCCGACGTGTGCATCAGGCATCAGGGCAGCAGCGACAGAAATCGGCAGCAGGCTTGCCGCTTCGATCTGCTTGAGTGCCATGTCATCGATATCAGATCCCCACTGCTTCCACGGGGCCGGCGGTTTTCCGGGCATGTAGAGGTCCGGAGCTTGTAGTGCGGTCGCAAGGGGACCGCGAAGCGGATCCTCAGCGAAGGTGCTGGGTGCGGCAACGATCGCGGAAATTTCCGCTCCGAGGCTCTCCTTATCTCCACCTCCCGTGCAGAAGGCAGAAATAAAAATGAAGGCCTCGTCCATCGGTTTCCCGAGGGGAACGCCAAGTTTGAGGATGTCTTTGGTTTTCATGCGGCTTTGAGAAGGATGTTTCGGAAGAATGCGTCGAGATCGGCGAACGGCGGAGGATCGGTTTTCTCAGGCGCGATGTCAGCCAGTCTGGCGAGTTCGGATTCGACAAACTCGCTGATTACCGGCACGCGTGGTGCGCGGTCCAATTCCTCCCCGTTTCGTTTGCGCACGACGAGGTCGGCGATGGCGAAGCGCAGCATCACGTCGTCAATCGTCTTGTCCACGAGTTTGGAGAACTCCATCGGCACTGGACCGAGCCCGCGCTCGATCCACCGGCAGGCGCAGATAGGCCGGAGCACGTAGAGATACTTTTTCAGCCAGACAACCTCCCCGCGCAGGTAATCTCGGAAATTTCCCTCGGCCATGTGCAGGTAGTGAAGAAAGCATTTCGCCGGACTGTAGTAATGTTCTGCCAGGGCACGGAAGCCAGTGGAGAATTCCACGTCCTCCCGATACACGATGGCCGATCTTAGCCATTCGAGCAGGGGAGGGTTGGACTTCCGCAGGAGGCCGAGCGCCTTGCGCAGATCCCAGCCGCTGATGTCGAGATCGCCGCTGATCGGCTCCTCGATCACATCGCGCTTCTGCTCGACGGAAAGATACCACTCCGGAGCACGCAGGTAGATAAACCGCACGTCGTAGTCGCTGTCGGTCGACGCGAACCCCCAAGCTCGGCTGCCGGATTCGACGGCATAAAGCACCTGCACGCCGTATTCGCTCTCGATGCGGCTCAGTTCGGATTGGATTATGGTTTTCATATCGGTGGTTTTGGTGGAAACGAAAAAACCCTGCTCGTCTTTCGGCGAGCAGGGTTGGAAAATCGAAAAAAGGTTCTGGATTCTACCTGCTCGCTCGCGGGTTTGCTGGAGTATTGATGCCGCCGAATTGCCGGACTTCCGCGACGCAATAAGCCCCCAACATGGATGTCTTTATCCATGATGAAACGGGACTGCGATGGAGCGATAGCGTCATTGAACTTACCCTTGTGCTATTGCCGCGCGGTTCCGTTGTCAAGCCGGGTCTCTGTGTGTGACTGCCGGGTGATGAGGATTACACCTAATTGTCGAATACTAGTTTCCACTTTGCCTACGGCATGAGGCAGACCATGCCTCGTTCATTTATCAGTCATAGAAGTATCCGTTGACACGCCCGGCGGGGCATGTCCATCCACGATGAAATGGCCGCCGATGCGGCTGGAATCTTCTCCGAGTTCGGGAAAGAAGTGGTGCTTGGCGGTCGCACCCTACCGGCCCTGATCTCCGAACCGCAGGAAACCCTCGAACTCGGGGCAGGAGGGTTCACCGCCTCAGGCAATTTCACGGTAAAGTTGTTACGCAACAACCTTTCGGCAATTCCGCAGATTGGCCAGACGCTCACCTACGCCGGGGAAACCTTTCGGATCGTTCGGGTCTCAAACCGCCCGCCGCATCCTCTCGTCACACTCACTGTGGAGCCGGTCGAATGAACACGGACATCGAACGCGGCTTCGTGGCAGTGATCCAGGCGGCCATGCCTGGCGTGCATGTGCGGGAGGCGACAAGTTCAAAGCCGCATCCCTCGGACGCCCAGATGGTCATCGTCGAGTGCCCGGAGTGCGAGCATGTGGCGGGGCCACTTTACCGGGCAACCGTGAAAGTGCATCTCGGCACACCGGCTTTCGACATGGGCGAGTCCCGGCACCGTGAGGCGGCAGGAATGCTGGCACTTTCGCTCATTGATCCAGCGGAGGCGAAGATCCTGTTCGATGCCGCTGCCGGCAGTATCTCACTTCACGGGTTCCACGTCCGCTCGCAGGGGGAGGATATTGTCGAGAACACCTGGCGTTCGACCATCGAACTCGTTGCCGGGATCTGCCTCGGTTGACATGGCCGTCGGTGCATGGCTGATACATCACCCGAGCCGAAACCCGAGATTCGCCGTTCCGCTTACGATTTCTGCGAGAAGGCGCTCGCCCAGTTTGAGGCGATCCCCGCCCAGGCACGCGCGAAAGGATTCTCGATCACCCGTTCCCAGACGATCTCCGGCGACACGGTTCAACGTTCCTACATCATCCAGTTCGATCTCAAACTGACCGGATGCGAACTCCCCTGACATGGCCTTCGCGACAATCAATCTCTTCGGCGTAACCGACCCTGCCGCCGGCTATCTGCAGGAATCCTCGCAGGAAAAGAGCGTCGAGGTCGCGACCTGCAAGGATGCCACGGGCGTCTCCAAGTTGGCCGTGCCCAAAGGGGTTGTCACCACCACGGTCACGCTCAAAGGCAAGGGCACGTATTCGCCATCGGTTTCCCGTAACACGGCTGTTGGTTCAACGGCGGTCATTACCTCCGCGAAGGCGTCCGAGAGCAACGACGATTTCCCCGACTACGAGATCACTTACCAGAAGTTCGCTTCCACCTGATATGGCCGCACCCACTGACATCGGAATCACACTCGTCACCGAGGCCACCGCCCAATCGGCGGAGGTTTCGAGCAAAGGTGACGTCAAAATCCTCACCGACAGGAGCGGCAACTACTCGAACGCCGCCGTCCAGGATCCCACGTTTGAATTCAGCGTGCGCGGCAAAGGCGCTGCGTGCCCGGTCGCGCTCAAGGCGGCGACAGCCCCGACGGGCGTGAGCGGCAAGGTCATCGTGACCACAGTGAAGGAATCCACCAAGAACGACGACTGGGAGGAATGGGAATATTCCGGCCAGGGTTACCCGTCGGCCACCTGATCAATTTCACACCAACCGATCCCATCATGACAAACGGCCAATCATTCCACTGGATTGCAGAGGAGGCAAAAGCCCAGCAGACGCCCGAGGGCAAACTGCGATTCACCAACAACCCGCTCACGAGTCCCAACACCCAACTCATCGCCGCCGCGCTGACGAGCGGGTTCAAGCTGGTCGAACCTGGCGGGTTCCGCGACACGGTCGAGCAAACCGAGAACGGCCCGCTGCGCCGGGTCGAGTGGTTCATCGACGGGGCCACACGCGGCATCTTCAAATCCCCGGACGAGGATATTGAATTTCCCGAATTCCGTCGGCGGTTCGAGAGCGAAGATTGGTGCCTGGCGAATCCCGACCATCCGATTTCGTTTCTTCGCTGGGCCTTCCGCGCTCACGGCGATCTCCGCGACCGGATCCGCACGCTCAAACCTGCCGCCCTCGTGCGCCGGGGTAACCGGCAAGTCACGCTCCCGGCAGATCTTCCCGAAGACAAACGCCAGAAACTTCTCTCCTACCTCAAATGAACGACGCCACCGATTTCCTCCGTCCAGCCGCCGAACCCGCCGGACTCAAGCTCCGTCCGCTTTCCAGTGGTTCATATGCGATCCTCCACCGCACCGGAAACGCGTTTGTCGTGCCGCCGGGTAATACTGCGCCCGACCATCTCACGGCAGCCCTCGAATACGCCTACATCCACGGCGCACCGTTGGAAGCGGTCCTGCGGGCCGCATATTCCGCGCCGGATGTTTTTCATGCCGAGGTTTTTCGGTTTTCTCAGGCGATTCCTGTTGCCGACATCCCGGCGATCATCCGCGAGGTCGAGAACGGTCTCACCGCTGCCGCCTCGCAGTCCGTGGACGTGATCCCGCGCCCCGGCAGCGAGGACAAGGACGCGCCCCCAAACTCCTAGCGCCAGCCTGGATCGCCTCGCGCGTATTCACGCTGGCCGAAAAGACCGGCTGGCCGGAAGCCTTCATCCTCTGGGAACTCCCGCTCTGGCGGGCACTCGCCTACCAGCATTGTGCGCTCTGGCAATCAGGCGCGTGGACGGTCGCTCCGTCCGCTCCGATCGAGGAGCAGATCACGAAGTTGACCGCGCTCCAGATCGAAGATGATGAACCTTGAACTCGATAAGACAAAATTCGATGCCGCCCTGAAGGAATTCCGGCGCAACGGCAAACGTGCGGCTGAGGTGGTCCTACGGGAACAGGCACGGGGCGTGCTGCGGAAAATCATCGACTGGACACCGCCCGGCGGCAAAAACGCAACAGGTCAGGGGGCCAAGAAGCGGGGGGAGGCGAAGGTGGAGCGCGACATCCTCAAACTCATGCAGCCTTACGTCCCGCCAAAAGCTCCAATAAACATTCTTCGGGCAGCAGGCATGTTCGTGGAGGAAGCCTCAAACGCATCTCCCGCTGCCATCCACAAAGCCAACCGCTCACCAACTGGACGAGTGAACCGGAAGCTCAACCCGCGAATCAAAATCAAGGCGTCCGACTTGAAACGCTACATCTCATCGAAAAAGAAGATGGTCGGGTTCCTGGCTTCGGGCTGGAAAGCGGCTGCCACAAAACTCGGCGTGCCGGTCCCGGCATGGGTCTCGAGGCATTCAGCTCCCGGTGAGGGCAAGATCAAATCAAATGCCGTGGCGATTGAGGTTGTCGCCACCAACAAGGTCAAAGGCTCGCCTGCGCTCGACATCGAGCGGAGGGTTCAAAGCGCCATCGATTCCCAGGCGGCGGCCATGGTGCGGAGGCTGGAGAACTTTGCCGTGCGCGAGGCGGCACGGAAGGCGGGATTCCGCGCCTGATTGACACGCCCCATCCGGCGTGGCCGACATCACCGCCAGGTTCCGACTCGATATTTCCGGCATTGATGCCGCACTTGCCCGTGTAGCGGCGGCGACGATAGCCGTCCAAGGCGCGTTTGCCGCCGCCAATGCGGCTCTGTCACCATTTGCGAGCGCGTTTTCCGCAATCAAAGAATCCCTCGACCTGGGCGGGCAGTTGACGGACATGAGCGCCCAGACCGGGATCGCGGTGTCCGATCTTGTCGTCCTTCGCCAGGCATTCGCCAACGCAGGTTTAGGAGCAGATCAGGTCGGGCCGGCGATCAACCGGCTCCAAAAAGCGCTCGGCGGGATCAACGAGGACGGTGAACCGACGAACAAGGCGCTCTCCGCGCTTGGGATCTCAATGGCCGAACTGCAGTCGCTCAACCCGGCAGAGCAATTTGCTCGGGTGTCGGCCGCGCTTGCGGCGATCCCTGACACGACCGAGCGGGCGGCAACAGCCATGGGGATCTTCGGGCGAAAGGGCGGCGAGATGATGGCTCTCTTCATGGACGGATCGGCCATGGACGTCGCCCGGCAGCAGGTTGGCGGGCTTGCGGACACGATGCAGGCGAACGCATCCAAGTTTGATTCGATCTCGGACGCCCTCGGGTCGGCAAATCTGAAAGGCCAGCAGCTTGCGGCAGGATTCACTGCCGCCATTGCCCCGGCACTTGAGGAAATCGGCAATGCTCTCAACGCAACCGATCTCACTGGCCTTGGTGAATCCCTGGGTGAAATTGCAGCGGCAGCCATCGTGTTTGGGCAGGCGCTCTCGGGCATGATCCCTCAAATCATCGGGGTCGTGGCCGCCATGGCCCTCTACCGCACGGGCTTCGACGCCAAAGTGGTGGGCGCAATGACCAATCTCGGCCCGGCGGCATCCCGGGCATTTGCTCAGGTTCGTGTGGCCATGGCCACGATGAACTTTTCGAGCGTGGGGACAGCGGCCCGCTCAGCATTTGCCGGCATTAGCGTTGCTGCCCGCGGGGCGGCACTGGCAATCAAAGGCGCTCTCATTTCAACCGGCATCGGAATCCTGATCGCCGGAATCGCCATGGCAATCGAGGCCGTGATTGGAAAAATCAACCAGGCCAAGGAAGCGGTGAGAGCGGTCTCCTCGGCAGGAAACGAGACAGCCAAGTCGGTTCGCTCTATCCAGGCCGAATATAAGAACGTGTCGAGCGAGGCGGATAAAGTCGCCCTGGGCAAGCGCATCGAGCAGGAAATCGAAACCGCCAAAGAATCCCTCTCCGGTCTGGCCGATCAGTTCGAAAACCTGACTCCCGAGCAGCGCGACGACATTGCGGTGAACTACCGGGTCCAGATCAGTCTGCTGGAGCGGATGCGCGATGGCATGGCCAAAATCCCGCCCGAGGTGCTGGCTCACCGGCAGGCGGAAAAAGATCGTGCAGCCGCATTGGAGGAAAGCCAGCGGAAGGCGGCGGGACTGAATGCCGAACTCGGTAAAAACAAGGACGCCCTCGACAAGAAGATCGCAGATGCCGCCTTTGGCGAACTTTCTGGAACGGATCAGAAATCAGCGACGCTTTCCGGAGCTGGGCTCTCATCCACATCGGAGGTGGATCAACAGATCGCGCTTCTGGCAGCCAAGCGGGAATCCTCCGCGCTCACCGACGAGGAGGCAATCCGCATGCAGTCGCTCATCGAAGCGCGTGAAAAACTCATCGGCATCGAACGGGATCTGTCGAGGGAGCGTGATCAGGCGACCAAGAAAGCAGAGGAGGACGCGAAAAAGGAAGCGGAAGCAGCAGAGAAGCGTGCCGAGTTCACTCGCGAAGTGAACCGGGAAATCGCCCGTGCGCAGGCCGAGGCATCGGGGGACAAGGAAACCGTCAAACGTCTGGACCGCGAGGCGCAGCTTGCCCAGGAAACCAAGCAGGGGATCTCGGCGGGATTGGACCCGCAGGAAGCTGCACGGCTTGCGCAGCAAAAAGTGGGGGCGCTCGACACATCTGCCGCCGCCCAGAAGGACGAGGAGAACCGGAAAACCCTGACCGCCTTGGATCTGGAAACCCGTCTCGCGGAGGCGAAGGCGGCAGGGAACAAAGAGGAAGCCGCACGCCTGGATTGGCTTCAAAAATACAACGCCGAGCTCGCCCGCCTTCGGGATGTCATGCCGGAAGCCGACGCACAGGCGGCAGCCACCAGGCTGGTGAACGCCCAGATGGCCGAGTCACCTCAATCGGCATCACAGGAACGCAGCGGTGCGCTCTACGCTTCCTCGCTCGCCAAGATCGGAGCGGGCGGGAATTTCGTCGGGGGCGGCTCGGATCCCATCCTGACTGAGAACAGGCGACAGACATCGATCTTGGAGCGGATCGCCCGTGCCGTATCCCGCCAAAGCAGCCAAAGCGCCGAACTCAACTACACGCTCGCTTGACACCGCCTCTTTTTTACCGATGGCCGCCGTTCTCACAAAATCCGAAACCTCTACCGATTCCAAGGGGCGTGCTATCACCACGGAAACGTGGGAGGCATTCGACGGCCCTCCTTCTGTTCCGTCAGGAGCATCAAACATCAAGCGCACGCACACCGACGGTAAGCACACGCTGGTTTTCGACAATACCCCGGCCGACACAACCGGCGACGAATACAGCGTGGAAGGCAGCATGTCGCAGGAGCCGATTGAAACGCACGAAAAGTTCAAGCAAATCGGAGCCGGAGATTGGAAGAAATGGAACCTCTGGAAGAACAACCCAAATGACGAGGGGCTCAATGGATGGAAGCCCGGCGAGCAAAGCGGTCCGATGGCCACCCTTGCGGCTCTTTACGAAAAAGGGGTGACTGATTACCTCGTGCCGAGGGCCGTTGTGCGGATCACCCGGCTTGAAGGATCGTCCCCACGGCTCTCAAAACTGGGAAAAATCGACGCCCCATCCGGAGCTCCAACACTTCCGAGCGGCGCAAACTGGATGCTCACCGGGGCGAGCGGCACCAGGCAAGAGGGTGGCAAGTGGAGCAACACGTATGAATACATGTCGAGCGGCCCAGCAGGTTGGAACTCGGAGATTTACTCATGACGATCCCTACTTTCAAAAAAGGTGAAAAGCTTCGGGCGGCGGATCTCCAAACCCTTGCCGACGCCGTGCGGGCAAACCGGATTTTACCGGGGGCAGGGATTCGCATCACGGGAAGCCCGAACGGGACGACCGTGGCGGCGAATATCCCGAGGGCCGCTCACGTCGGGGCGGCCTCGCTGCACCAAGTCGGTTTTGAGGACCTGCTCCCCCACCCCATGACGATTGCACAGGAGGTGATGGACGATGTGTTCGATGCCTTCCTTGCTGCGCTTCCGACCGCCACAGCCGTCGCCGGTGTTGTTTCCGACATCCTCTCGACCGCCCTCGTCAATGCATTGCCAACGGCCGCTGAGATTGCGGAGGCTGTGCAAGAGACGATCACCGCCATTCTTACCGGGATTGGCAGTGCTTCAAGCATTGCTGACCTGTTTAACGAGCTGCTGACAGCGGTTCCAAACGCATCCGTTTTCGCTTCCTCGATCCTGGCGCTCTTTTCCCAAGCATTCGAGGTGCTGGACCAGATCAACGAATTCGTGGACGCCAAGTTCCAAGAATACGTGAACGTGGGAGACCTCCTGACTAACCATTTTTCCCAAGACGGCGTGAAGCAGCCCCGCCCGGGAGACTACCTCTACACTGAAGAATTTGGCATTCTCTACACGCTCTTCCCGGTGGATCCAGAAACCGGGATCCCGACAACGAACCTGATTTTTCGCATCCATTTCACCCTCGGATCGCCCGCCAAGAACGGTGAGCCCGACACGCGGGCGACCTGGTGCGCCCTCACGACATTCCCTGCCCCCGATATTGCCGCGCTCTGCCGGATGCTTGCGCGCATGCTTCGCCTGGTCATCACGCAGGGGATCGAGCTGGCAGCGGCTGCCGCAACCGGAACTGGGCAGGCATTGGCCAACACTCTGGCGAAAGGGGCTGGCCGGGTCGGGGATGGCGCTGTGGAGGGCGTGGGCGAGGGAATTCTTGGAGCTCTGGGCAACGTGCCGGTTGTCACCCCTGAGGGAGACGGGGTGATCGTGAGGGCCTTCCCGCCGTTTACTCCCCTGGGCGACATCACTGAAACCGTTTACGCCATCAGCTCAGATGGACGACAGGTAAGTATCCGGGTATTCCCCGTGGCCATTTACGGCGACAACCTCGGACAAACGGCGTATGTGATTGGCGCGGATGGACGCCAGATGGAACTCCGTGTCTTCTGGGCAACCTATGGGCAGCAGCTATTTACCCACCCGACGCTCGTTGGCACAGATGGCAACGCTCACACGGTGGGCGTCTTCGGCGATCTGGTTGCAGGGTTCACCCCTGGCCACGACATCATGTATGTCGGAAGCGACGGGCAGGTCTGGAAGGCGCCGCATTTCTTTGCCAGCACCCCGCAGGGGATCACCCAGCGCTCAACGCAGGGCTACATCGGACGCGACGGGCAGGGGAATACCGTGGACATCATCTACTTCTTGGGAACCAATCAGCCGGCCGAGCTCACCTGCCCGAAGGTGAACGTGATTGATACAGCCGGGCACGACCGGGAAATCATGGTGGTTGGAACCCCGGAGGATCAGGGCGATTTCACAGCGCCCTTCGAATACCTGGACAACAATGGCAGCCCGCAGTCGGTGGATGCCATTGTGTGGAACGGACCTGCTGGCGAATCCGGGGTCACCAAGGAAGACATCGAGGTTTGCGAGAACGGCACGGCGACGACCAAGAAGTTTCTCATCGCCCCGGGTTCCTGACGCCCATGGCCATCAAGCTCCTGACTCCCTCGGACGCGGGCAATTGCGGCGGATGCCAGGCCTGCTTGGACGCCCCATGCTCGCTCACGCTCGTGCATGTGGACATGAACCGCTGCGAGGACGACATCTTTGGGATCTACATCGTGCGCTCCAACGGCAGCGAACGCTTCATCCGGCAGATCGACCTTGTTTCAAGCCCAGCCGGTTGCTGCGGGTATGACTACGAAACCGGCCAGGATTGCCCAGAAACCCGCATCGAGGTGCCAATCACCATCGAGGAGGCCGACCTCGACGCCTGCTGCAAGTTCACAATTTCCCTCCGGCTTGAAGGAACGAACTGCTGCAATACCTACACGCAATTTTCCATCAACGGGCCGGGAGGCGAAGTTTTCAGTCAGAGCTTCGGCCAGGAGGGGCTCACCCAGAGTTTCGACATCCGCGACCTCTGCAACCCGGCCCCATGATCCGGTTTACCCTCGATCAACTGCGGGAAAAGGCGGCGATGCGGCCGCCAGGATACATGGAGGACGTTCTCGCTCTCGCCACAGTTGAAGGGGAATCTATCGCCCTCGACAAGGACGCTTACGAGGTGCTCACGGCAAAATATCGAGGCACAAGTGCTGTCCTTCCCCCCAAGGAGCCAACAGCCTCAGAGTTGGCAGCAAATTTCGGCTCAGCTCTTGCCCGGTGGTCAGCAGCGGGGTTTCCCGTGGTGTCCCGCGAAATCTACGAGGCCCGCGCCTCCGCGTGCGCCCCATGCGAGTTCTGGAATGCCACAGCCCGTCTCGGACTCGGCAAATGCACCCACAAAAAATGCGGATGCACAAAAATGAAACGCTGGCTTGCCACTGAAACATGCCCGCTCGGGAGGTGGAGCGATTGACACGGGACTTCCGTGCATGAGGCTTTTCCTCAACCTCGACACCCGTTCCTTCATCGAATCCGCTCAGTTCCAGCGAGCGATTTCCTCGCTCGTGCTCAAGCGCCGCGACCGTTTGCCGGTGGACGTCCAGTTCATGCGCAATGGGTCGGTCGTTGAACTCCAGGACGGGGCAACCGGAAAACTCGGCCTCAAAGCCGACAAGGACTTCAACGGCACGTTTGCCGCCTCAGATTCCGAGTGGACGCGATCTGGCTCTGGCGATGCCACGGCCTACCGGTTTGATCTCAACCTCAACACGGTTCAGATCAATGCACTCTTTGCAGGCGTTCCAACTCCGCCCTTCGTGCCCCTGATGCTCGAAATTGAGTGGGCCGAGGGCGACCTGCGCACGAGTTCCAATACCTTGGCCGTCACGCTCGAAAACGACATCATCCGTGGCGATGAGGGCATTGTTGAAGAGGGCGGCCCAGTTTACCCCCTCCCTGGAGAACTCGAACAAGTCGCACACAAAGGACAAATCAGCGGATATGCGGGCCTGGATGAGTCTGGGAAAGTCCCGGTCGGCCAACTGCCGCAGACAGGCCCGCTTCTGCATGAAACAACAAACCGGTTCACGGCCAATCACACGGGTTGGAAGGTCGGGGACATCATCCGCCAACTGGGTGATTCAACGCCAGCCTCCTTGCAAATTGTAACTGTGCCAGTTGGTTATGACTTTGAAGTATTTCAAGCGACTTTCTATGACAAGCTAGGGGAAATTTCTATGGTAGAGGTTGTTTGTTTCGATATATCTGCCGAAGGTCTCGCTAATGAAATTGCAAATTATATAACCAGTGGCATCAGCTTTCTGAACGCCAGTGCTACCGGGAATGTGGTTTCCATTTCTTACAATTTCCCCGGCTCTCTTTTATTGCAGCCAACTTTTTCTCCCAGCAATAACCCATTAATACAGACAGTTTTTACAGATGGGGTTGACGGGGTTCCCTCAGGGACATTCCTTGTTTGCGAACTTGCGTCTCTAAGCGATTCCGCAGGATATAAAGGTCTTGGAGATACTGTAGATTTTTTCTCTGGCTACGGCCCACCAGTAAATAGCATTGGCATCATTGGAAACGGATATGTTGATCTAAATAATGGCGACTTTTACCATCGCTCAGAACTCGGGTGGACATATGTTCTAAATATCAAGGGGCCTCCGGGACCATCGGGATCACTCAGTCGGATTTACAACATGCCCCCGGGTTCCGCCGGTGTGCGCGGTTACGCCACAACAGCAGAGGCCACACTAATGCCGCCAGCCGCGAGCGTTGAGCATAACGAGAGCCGGATCTATCATCACCGGGTTTCGGGAACCATCAGTGGAGCGAGCGGAGCGGTGATGACCATCAGGGTAAAGAACAACGATGTCACTGTTGCAACGCATACTTTAACGTTTGCTTCAACTGTGACGGGGGTGCCGTTTGAAATAGATTCCTACTATGACGGAAGTGCAGCACGTAATTTTGGGGGATTTTCTAAATTCCAAACGCAGCTCCCGTCGGGAGTGGTGACTAGCTTAAAGAACGTCGAGAGCGCAGCGAGAAGCACGCCTTTTACAGTTTCTGCCAGCGTCCAGTTCTCCACTAATAGCACGTCAAACCAACTGTATGTGAGGCAAGATTACACCGAATACTAAAAGCCATATGAGATTTTTGATTACTCCCTCACCAGCAGGAATGCACGTCACCAAGAATGGTCGGCGCGTGAACATTGTCGCCGCCGAAAACGGCAAAGACTACGAATCTGAAGCGGCTTTTCTCTCTGCAATGGGAATTCAGCCCTACGCACTTTTCGTCGCCAAGCAAACATCCATTGCCGAACTGCAACTGGGCCATGAGAAATCCCTCCGCAACGGGATCACTCCTGACGGGGCAACATTCGCCCTTCCGGCAGAGATCGAGTGGCAGAACAAATTTACGGGGATGGTGACGCTTATCCAGACAGCGCTTCTTGCCGCCTCAGACAAGGCAGGGCGTGACGCCATACTTGCGGCCCCGTCCGTTATTCCCGACAAAACCGGAGTGATTCACCCGATCACAAATCAGGATCTCCTGAGTCTGCTGAGCAGCTACGGCCAGAAAATTCAGGCAAAGGAAGTTGCTCTGGCCACGAAACAAGCAGAGATCGCTGCCACGGCGACGATTGCTGACCTAGCGCCAAAATAATGGATGCCCACAACGACCATCTTCATGAACTCTCCGATCGCTGCGAACTCTGTCGGGAGTCCGTCCGTGATCGTCTCTCTGCCTTCGACCGCCGCCTGCTTGCCCTGGAAATCATCGTCCGGGGCGAGGACGGCCGCAACGGCATGAAGGCACAGCTCACCGGACTCTGTGACCGTTTCGACGCATTCGAGAAGAAGGCAATCCGCTGGATCGCTATCGGCACCAGCCTGCCGGGGGCTGTAGTGGGCGTTGTGGCCG